AAATGAATGAATACGAAAAATGGGGCGACAGTCGCTGGGAATTTACTAAAGGCAATAGCAGTTGGCATTTTGATACTACACTTCCCCCAGTATCTGGTATAGACAGTTATACACACATTTGCAGATTTGACGTAGATTTTACGGATGCGATTGCGCAATGTATGCCTCTTACAAAGGCAAGCACTTGGGGTTCACGTAATCCTAACATTGAAAGAATTTATAGTGCAGAACCAGAAGAAAATGATTTGATTCGTGTGGGCGCTGATCCAAAAGCAACTGTATTTGAACGAGCAACTGCAGATGAAGTTGAACTTTTTCAACAAATAAACACTTGGCTTGGACTAGAAGATAGCACAATAAAATTTCATAATCAAACAACTGGTCAAATGCTGCATACTCATATGGATAACTTTGCTGGACGACCAGAACGTGAAAACAGTTATAAGGTTGTTGATTTTGATAAAAATCCTGATATGATTAGGCGGTTTGCTATTATGTTAGCAGATTGGGAGTTAGGACAAATATTCCAACTTGGTAATGCTAACTTCACCCAATGGCGTCGTGGTGATTGCATTACTTGGGAATGGAAAGATATCCCACATAGCACCGCTAATATGGGTTGGTGGGATCGTCCTATGTTACAGATTACAGGATATGTTACTGACCGAACACGAGATGTGTTGGGTGGTGCAGGTAAAAATTTAGTAGTTAAATTATAAGGAAGTTAAAATGGATGTAAGTAAAATTTTTCCACTCTTTGACCCAACAACAGGTTTGGTCATGATTGGTCTTTATGCCGCATTTGTATTTGGGTTAACCAGTTGGTTTGCACGTGGATACGGCATTGGTAAAGAAGCATTTCTTGTTGCTAACCGCAATGTAGGTTTTTGGCAAGGAAGCATGAGTGTTGGTGCTAGTTGGATTTGGGCACCTGGTTTGTTTGTTGCCGCACAACAAGGATTTAATAACGGGATTGTAGGAGTTTTCTGGTTTAGTTTGGGAAATTTCTTCGCTCTTATTTTATTCTCATTTGCAATTTTTAGGTTGCGAGAGCGGTATGGTCAAGGATTCACGTTGAGTCAATGGTTCCGTAGTAGGTATGGTAAGTTGGTTCAGGCATGTGTGCTAGTTCAAACTGCTCTATATGCACTTCAAGGTATTACCATCAATATATTTGCTGGCAGTAAGAGTGTTGCGCTACTAACAGGTTTAAGTCCACTTCTTGTAAGTGCACTTCTAGTTGTTATTGCCATTACCTATAGTTGGCGTGGTGGACTAAAGGCTACAATTGGCACTGATATGGTAAAGATTGTTGCTATTTGGGTTGGTATGATCATTGTAGCTATTAGTATCTTTGGAACTGTTGGATTTGAACCAGCACTTGCTGGCATTGGCGGCGTAACAGGTCAAGGTGTAACACTATGGGATACACCACTAACACTTGGTTTGCTATTTGGATTTGGTATTCCTACAGTATTTGGACATCTTGCTTCGCCTTGGAGTGACAATGCTATGTATCAAAATGCATTTAGTATGAAGAGTGATTATGTTCGTGGAGCATTTGTTGCAGCACCATTCTATTGGTTGATTTTACCAATCATAGGCGGTTTAATTGGGCTAACTGCTGCTGGTTTGCACTATAATGTTACTGGACCAAATACTGGGTTTATTAACCTTATTGTTATGGCCAATGTTGTAGGATGGTGGTTGCCGCTTGTTTACCTTGCAGTTGTATTTGCTGGTCTTGTATCAATCATTGACACACAACTATTGAGCAGTGCCAACCTTGTTGGTAACGACATTCATGACAGTGCTGGTGGTTCTAATGCAGTGTTGTGGGGTAAGTACGGTATGATTGGTTTGGCAATTCTTGGTATTGCTCTTGCTAATATACCAGGTCTTGACCTTAATCAAATCTTCGTGTTTGGTAAAACTCTTACACTCACATTCTTTGTGCCAATCGTCCTTGCGTTACTTGGTGGCGATCTACTAACACGTAACGGATTCCTTGCGGGTGGTTTTGTAGGATTGTTTATTGGCGCACCTGTGTTTGTTTATGGACAGTTCTTTGGTGGCGGTCCACAGATTATGGCACTTGGTGTAATCATTCAGACGCTTGGTAGCGGTGCTGCTAGTTATCTAGTGAGCAAAGTTACACGATGAATAAAAAGATACTAATAATGGGCTTGCCAGGGTCGGGTAAAACCACCTTGGCAAAAGCCTTGGCTCCAAAGTTAGGCGCAGTTCACTGGAATGCAGATGCTGTTCGTGCAAATATTAATAGTCATCTTGGGTTTAGTGAGGCAGATCGTATTGAACAAGCCAGACGAATGGGATGGCTTTGTGACCAAGTAACGGCAAGCGGTAATTGGGCAATAGCAGATTTTGTTTGTCCCACACTAGCCACTCGTGCAGCCTTTGGACCTGCTACTGTTATTTGGGTTGATACAATTAAAGAAGGACGTTTTGAGGATACAAACAAAATATTTGTAAATCCAGAACCTGGCAGTTATTATTTTCGGGTAGATACTCAAGATTGTGAGTTTTGGTCAAAGTATATCATGGAAGAACTTGATTTTGATACACACCCAAATTGGATTAAAGCAATGATTAAAGGATTAAAATTATCATGACGACACGTGGATGGGATAACAAGAAACCAACGGTACAACTACTTGGACGCTATCAACCATGGCATCCTGGTCATACTGAATTGTTCAAACGAGCACATGCCAAGACAGGTCAGGTCATGATTATGGTGCGTGACACTGGTGGAACTGATGAGAAAAATCCATTTGATTATCTGTTTATCAAAGAACGTATTATTAAAGATTTAGAAGCAGAAGGATACAAGTTTGATAAGGATTTTCTTGTAAACCTTGTTCCTAATATTACTGAAATAGTTTATGGGAGAGATGTTGGATACAAGATAAATAAAATAGAACTTCCTAATGAAATTGAATCTATATCTGCGACAAAAATTAGGGAGGAATTAAAACAAAAGGGAAATTTATAGTGAAAAAATATCACTATGTTTACAAAACTACTAACAATTTAACAGGAAAATTTTATATTGGAGTTCATAGTACCAATATTCTTAATGACAAATACTATGGTTCTGGAATACAAATAAAACAAGCAATTAAAAAATATGGCAAAAATAATTTTACTTTTGAAATTTTAAAATTTTGTAAAACAAGAGAAGATGCTTTTGTTGAAGAATTTAATTTAGTGAATGAAAATGTTATTAAAGATTCCAATAGTTATAATATGATGATAGGCGGTTTAGGAGGAACAATTAAAACTGAAGATATGAAAAATAAAGTTTCTGCAAAATTAAAAGGTAGAAAATTTAGTGAAGAACATCGTAAAAAAATAGGCGAAGCAAATCGTAAAAGAATTATAAGTGAAGAAACTAAAAACAAATTACGTGGTGAGAATAACCCGATGTTTGGTAAAACTGGAGATAAAAATCCATCATTTGGAAAAAAACATTCTATTGAAACAAAGAAAAAAATAAGTGAAAATAGAAAAAATTCAAAAGTAAATTTAACAGATGAATTAAGATCAGCATATTCGAATGCATGCAAAGGTAAGATTTGGTATAATGATGGAAAAAAATCAAAAAGATTTTATGAAAATCAACAACCATCTAACTATACTAAAGGTCGTGTATGAAATATATCTTTGTTGCTGGTGCACCAGGCAGTAAGTGGAGCAGCGTAGTAAAAAATATATACTACTCTGCAAGCATTGACATCAGTGATTACAGTGATGATAGAACCTATTATCATGATGCCAGTGGCACCAATCAACTTATGCATCTTGGAGCATACTTTGATCCAGGTATGGAATTTGGTGGTAAATTTGATTTACTTCCATGGTTGAGTAAAGAAACATTAGAAGCGGAATTTGATCGTCCTTTTAGTGGTGAGGGTATTCGTATCATCAAGAGTCATGTGTTTTGTCATCATCTTGATTTCATTCGCAAGACTTGGCCAGATTGTCCAATTATTCTTGTATACCGTGATGATGATGCTTGTTTAGGATGGTGGGTTCGTTGTGGGGAGTTTGGCATAACATATCCAGACTATAGTGGATATTATAAAAACTTGCGTGAAATGAGCAAGCACGTTGATTCGCAAAATGCCGATTTGCGAAAGTTTATTAACAACAATAATGTGGCAAAAATGTATGATAATATTGAACTATGTGAAAAGTTAGGTATCGCAACGCCAATTAAATTACATATTCAAAATTATGAAGAAAATGATATTAGGGTTTATTTGAACCAAAACGCAACATAAAAATATTTACATCGCTGCTGCCATAAAAAAGCAGCGACCAATATGGGTCGCCGCTATTATATCTAAAATTTAATGAGTAATTGTTAGAGAAACATTCATCACACCATTTTTTTAAGGGTTCTTGTATTGTTTCTTTTAAAAAATCAGTACCTAGCGGGGGGAAATGTGGCAACCCTATATTAGGATAAATTTTAACCAAATATTTGTCGGGTGCAAGAGAGGTTGGGGAACCTACTTCAATATTATCTATCGTTGGATTCATTTAGTATGACTGCGTATTTCATTGATACGCTGTGTCATGTAATCAATAATAATTTGTCTCATGTTTTCTGGCATATCATATGTTTTAGTGTTTAGTTCATTTGTGATGATATAAGTGAAAGCAAACTCAATCATCTTTGCAATTGAATAATTCATATGATATTTATAGTGTAATTACCTAACCCAATTTTTTGTATTGCATGTGGGTAATTACACTCTATCATGTATTGTTCTATCCAATTTTTATAATTATCATTTTTAATATTGTTTTTACTATTAAGCCAAGTTTGAAACAATCTTTTATCTAAAAATGGATGACGTGAATCAATGCCATATAAACCATTGGAATAATCAATTACTCGCAAGTCACTGTATATAGGATAAAG